TCGGGTTCAGTGATAACTGTTGGGTTGTCTTTAATAAATTCTTCCATTAAATGCAGACAAGTTTGATACAATTCTATTAATTCATCCGCATTGAAATAGGGTGTCTCTTCATCAGGAATAATTAACTCTGTTATGTCAATCAGTTCATCATTATTATACATATTGTATATTATACTATAAGTATGTTTTTATACCTATATTATAATCAATTTTTAATTACTATGCCTGATACTGATAACCCATCCTGTATTTATTAAACCAGCCATATGATGAATTATCTAGACTTCGTCATTATTGTTGTCCGAGTCTGAATCATCCTTTGCTTTAATATTTTTAATGGTACCTTGTTTTTTCTTAGGCGCCAGTCCTTTAAGTGTAGATATGCGCTTATCTAAATTTTTAAGGGTGAAATTATTGGATGTTTTATTATGAATTAATCCAGGCACATCTTGAATTTCACCGGTATCTTTATTATATACAACATCTTTAATACGTTGTAATTTTTTTTTATCGAGACAATCTCGGAAAAACCTCATCAAACTAACATATTCATCTTCTGTCAAATTATTAGTCATTTTATAATTATCCGCAAACAATATTAGCTTCTTTAATTTATCCGTTTTGTCTAATTTACTCCAAGGTTCATTTGAATTGGTGATTTTTTCATTTTCCAGAAATTTATCTAAGTCATCCAAATTGGTAGATGATTTTGTTTTTGGACATGGAATACCATTTAACATCATTGATTTATATACTGGGGTAGTTAGTTCAGTTGTCATTTATACTATATATTGTATAATTGTATTTAACTCAATTTTATAGTTTATATAAAATATAAACATCGTGAAACATGTTTATGTTGTTTTCACTAACAATAATAAAATACTGTTATTATATATGGATGATACTATTAAACAAATAAAAATAGAAGAACCTACTAAGTTTTCAAAAACAAAACAAATTCTCTGTAAAAAAGAACGAAAAATGCGTGTAGAAACCAAATTTTGGGGTCTAAATGCAGAAGAATTATCGCATACTAGGCAATTAGATTATTTACTTAATGATACAGATGAACCTGATGAGCCCGAATATAGGTCAAATCTCGTAAAACACATTAAACATAAAATTGGCAGTTATAAACAACAAGACATCATAAAAAAAAAGTTTAATCAATCCCATTTTGTTAGTTTAACGGAAACAATAGAGTTGTTAAAGTCTTGTAAACTTACCTGTTGTTATTGTTCTGAAAAGGTCTACCTACTATATGAGCATGTTCGTGAGATGAAACAATGGTCGCTTGATAGAATAGACAACAACCTAGGGCATAATATAGGTAATCTAGTAATCGCCTGTTTAGAATGTAATTTAAAACGACGACGAACTAACAAAGATGCTTTTATGTTTACCAAAAATATGGTAATTATTAAAGAAGGGCAACAAGTTTAACGCAATAAGTTTAACGCAATAAGTTTAACGCAACAAATATAACGAATTAAGTTTAACGCAATAAGTTTAACCCCAAGTTATTTTAAATATACCTAACATAATGTATATTACTTGGAAATGGAGTATAGGTGGAAGTTATTATAAAAGTGCTATACCTGAAAAAAAACCAATTACTACTATAGGATACGATACGCAAGCAAACGCAGTAAAACAATCTTTAGACGACGACCCGTTTTTAAGTCAAAGCACCATGTTTTCAAGAAATCAAAATCATAGGCGCGAAAATTTGGACGAACAACTAGCCGAACGTGAACTAGTTCCGCAACGAGGCGGAAATCCATTTTTACAAACAAGTTATGTAAATGACGTTATGTCGCAAGAGTTGTTCTTAAAACCAGTGAATACAACATTTGACCGCATTAAACCCGATTCGGATACAACATAATATATATTGGAAAACTACTTAAAGCCCGGAATATATTATATTGGAAAACTACTTAAAGACCGTGGGGGCGCTAAATATTGGCTATGATAGTCTAATGCTACAAATTGCATAAGTCCACCACCACCAAATGCGGATAAAGTACGAACTTGCAAACGAAGTATTTCCATGTGTTCTAAATGAGATTGTAGGTTAGTTGGTTCTACAGGTGGCTTTACTGTTTTCTTATTCTTCTTATTTCGATTTCGTTTATTAGTCATTGTTATATATGTAAGTCATTATGTATTTATGTTAGTTTGCAATTACAGTTAGATACTTCTAACACACATTGTATGAAGTAATCTATTGGCTAAATAGGCTAAAAATGAATTTAATAATATAAACACTGAGTTTATTATAAACATAGAATTCACCTTTTTAATATGGGTAATCGCAAAATAAGATATAGATACAACACTTACAGCAAACATAACACCAAACACAATTGATAAAGCATAAAAATAAACGCAATAGTCTCTTGAAAGAGGACCAAAATATTGTTCCATAAAAGAACTCATTATAATATTTATAGAGATATTAATTTAGGAATAAAACAACTTAAATAAATCTTTAAAAAATAGATAATGAATAATACTAACTGTACAACTCAAAATGATTTATTACTTGTCAATTTATTAACCTTTTACAACGTTTACGACACCGACGGAAAGTACAATTCGCAAAATAATTTAGATAAAATGCTAAAGATTATCACTGGTGAGACGAAAATATCTCTCCGCATCATTGATTGGTTTACCACCAATTACGCCAAAAAATATTATACCAATTATAATATAGAATGTTCTAATAATAATATCACCAAAAGATTTAAGGTTTATAATGAATACAGATTGAAATTGGACTCTTACGGGAAGAACCGGTTTGACCCATTCTGTCGATGGGATCGAATTAACATACCTTATACCAATGGCAAATTTATTGAAACCACTATTGGACAACTTAATTTTTTCAAATGGGCACTCGAAAACAAATTGATTGATTATATTTACACCTATTATGCTGACATCGAAAAGGATATGAACACACGAAATAGCACATCTAAACGCAAAGAAATGTCGTCTGACAACACCAAGACCAGAAAAAAGCGCGAAGAATTATCTATGTCTGCAACTAAGAGCATAAAAAAAGAAAAGGTTGAAATAGTTGTGCGATTTAATTAGGTTCCAATAATCGGAACTCCTATTATAAAAATAATAATTAATTGATTATTTCAGTACATAATTCAATGTGCTTTTAAAATGCTCATGGTGTGACATTTTATTTTCGCTTAATTCACAATGATCCCATGGTTTTTCTGGATTGGATTCCACGATATCCCAAGTTATGTTTGGATTTAGACTAAGACTAGCATAATTCCATCTTTTATCTGGATTGGCTTGTATAATATCCCAGGTTATGTTTGGATTTAGACTAAGCCTAGCATAATTCCATCTTTTATCTGGATAGGCTTCTACTATATCCCAAGTTACATTTTTACGTCTACTTAGTTGCGGATAAGTCCATCCTTTGTCGAGATTGGCTTCTACTATATCCCAAGTTATATTTGGGTTGTCACATAAATGTATATAGCTCCAGCACTTGTCTGGATTGGCTTCTACAATATCCCAAGTTATGTTTGGATTTTGGCTAATACAATAATAATTATTTAATATATGTGAATTTGCTTTTATAATGTCCCATGTTATGTTTTCATGTCTACATAATATCGCATAGTCCCAAGGTTTATCTGGGTTGGCTTCAACTATGTCCCATGTTATGTTTAGGTTTTGGCTAACAAAGAAGTAATCCCATGGCTTATCGGGATTAGCTGAAATAATATCCCAAGTGATGTTCGGATTTACACTTAAATATGAGTAGCTCCATGGTTTATCTGGATTTGCTTCAACTATATCCCAGGTAATATTTGGATTATAACTTAAAAGTTTGTAGCTCCATGGTTTATCTGGATTGGAACAAACTATCTCCCAGGTAATATTCGGATTTCCGCTAAGTTTGTCGTACGACCATTTTTTATCTGGGTTGCGTAATATAAAATCAAACCAAGTTGCATCCATTGTTGTTTCCATTGTGGCTTTAATTGATATAAGTATAAATATAATTACGTTTATTAATTTATTTCGATTTTTTTTTAGGTTCCAATAATAGTAACTCCTGTTAACAATAAAAAAATAATTAAATTAATTAGTTTAACTCGTTTTCTAATTCATTAATTGCATTACAACGCTCTTTAATTGCATCTCGTAATTTTGTAAAATGTCCCCACCAAATATCCAATTCCATATGTGTCTCATGTTCGCATTCAAACAACTCTTCGTTGGTTATAATATCGAAATCTGTTATAGTTATATGATTTAACCAGGTTAACAACTTATTAACATATGTTGGTTGATATAATACATTCGCATATTGAAAATTACTTGCTCTATCTGCGATAGATGTATTATTTGTTAGTAACGCATTAAACTCATTTGCTTCATAGCAAATATCTGTGTTAAATGCATTTGCAAATATGTCTCTTACTGTGAAGTACACATTATCTTCCAATGACAACGACTTTAAACTGGGGTCATCCATTAAATACATATAATACGTACATGGATTACTTGGTTTAGCACTTGTAATATTCATTGTTATATAAGTGTGATTGAATTTATTCGTTAAAAAATAATTTCAATTTTTTTATACCAATTCATTCAATGTTTTTTCACAGGATGCCATCGCGTCTCTAAGCGACGCAATTGTAATAATCTCAATTCTTGTTCGTGGTATATATTTATGCGTTTCCAACTTTTGTTTTGTTTCGTTTATCTGTTTATGTAGTACACATTTAACTTCATTTAGGATAGTTTTTGAAAACTCATAAATGCACGGAACATATTTATCGACAAAGTCATATAAGTGAGTAATATTACGCAAATTATCAAACTCCAACAGTCGTGCCTGAGTTACATCAGTAGTCTGAAGTTCTAAAATTAGTATATTATTCTTACCAATGTTGATAAGTATTGTCTCCGATGTTTTACCAAACCATACAATGTCGTGTTCTGCTTTCAAACTGACATTATCTTCAACTTGCATTGTAGATGTATATGTATTTGTACATGGGATTTGTTGCACTTTAATTCTTGCACGTTCACGACAGAAATCACGCATAGTATACGTTTGTTTTGGGGGTGACACATCATCACTAATATTTGCTGTAGATAAAGAAGGTTCATTATTCATTGGTTGTTGCTGTTTTGTCCATTTGTCGCGTAATATCTTACCAATTTCACCAAAACTTGCCTGAGGATTTTCTGATTTAACTTGCGCACGATGGTCGCGACAGAAATTAAGATATGTATATTCTATTTTTGGTGGTGATATTTCAATATTAGCAATATCGGTAGCAGATGTAGTAGCCGATAAATCAACTGTAGATTGAACACGTTTGTTATTAATTGATAATTGTGCTTCTATTTCTAGCCATTTTTTACGCAATAGCTTACCAATTTCACCAAAACTTGCCTGAGGATTTTCTGATTTAACTTTTTCTCGATTAATACGGCAAAACTCCTGATAAGGATGACCCTTTATAGATGTAAATAGACGGGAATTAGCGGTTGTATTTAGCTTTGGGTCCATATTGGTAGAAGTAGTCTTATCCTTAGCAACTTGATTACGAGTTTGAGAACGTGTTTGAACAGGCATTATATAAAGTATACAATGTCTTATGGGGTCGTTATGGTTTCAATTTTTTTCCAGGCGGTATATTCGGTGACCAACTGGTTGACGATGGGTTCTTTAAGTAGTTTTCATATATTATTTAATCGATTGCGAAAACGAATCCAAAATACTTTTCCGAAAAATCTTCTCAACTTAGTGGTTGTGACCATAATGCTCTTAAAGTGGTTTAATTGATGAACAATTTGTTACGATAAGTTATATATTTTTGCATAATAATTTAAAAATATAGTATATAAAAGAACAATGATAGTCGAGGATAGTAATTTTACGAAAAAAACGACAAAAAATATTGTTGTCAACTATGTGACTTCTATACGTCTAAAAAAAACGATTATGACCGACATTTATCAACCCTAAAACACAAATTTGTCGTAAATGATAGTAAAATGATAGTAAATGATAGCGATTTTACACCAAAAAACGAAAAATATGTGTGTAAATGTGGGAAAACTTATAAATATGATAGCGGGTATTATAGGCACATAAAAAAATGCACAGAAACGCCTTTTAATTCGAACATAATAACACCTAATTTAATTATTGAACTTATAAAAGACAATAAAGAACTCATAAAAGATAACAAAACTATGCAACAAATAATATTAGAACAAACTACCACAATTAATTCGTTAGTTCATCAAACAAGCACCAGCAACAATATTCATGCCATAAATAGCATGAATAACAATAAGACGTTTAATTTACAATTCTTTTTAAATGAAACTTGTAAAGATGCTATGAACATTAATGATTTTGTTAGCAATATAAAACTTGAATTAGACGACTTGGAAAATACTGGAAGAAATGGATATGTTGAAGGCATATCAAATATAATCGTTAAAAATTTAAACAATTTAGAAAATCATATGAGACCATTACATTGTAGCGATTTTAAACGTGAAGTGCTTTACATAAAACACAATAATGAATGGACTAAAGAAACAAATAGCAAACCTATTTTGACAAAAGCAATTAAAACTATTGCCAATGAAAATATCAAACAAATTACACATTGGAGACATAAACATCCCGATTGCACTTCCGCGGATTCTAAGAAGAATAATTTATATTTGAAAATTGTTAGTAATTCTATGAATGGACTAACAAAGGAAGAAGGTGACCATAATATAAGCAAAATTATTAGCAATATTGCTAAACAAACCACAATACAAAAATAGGGATAGGTAAGTGAATATTTTAATCCAAAAAGTCAATTAGGTTTTAGAAATTGGACATTTTTAAAAATGTCCAAAAATGAAAACCCAAAATACTTTTCCGAAAAAACTCGCCAAGTTACAAGGTCTTAGCATAACGCTCTCAAAATGAAAAACTTAACGAATAATTTGTTACGATATTTTTTTCATAAAATTATAAAAAAATAGGTTGGGATTTTTCATTAGCCAATATAGACTAATGATTTGTCCCAAAAAATCCCACTTAATTTTTGTTGTGACAAAGGTGACTATATTACATGTCGTAAATACTATTTGTCCTATATGTACTTAACACAAAACAAATAATGGCTAATGGAGGCTAACGATTTGTCCCAAATTTAACAATCATATATTACACGTACTTTAGGAAAATAATATTATTATATATTAATATATAATATTATTATATATTAATATATAATAATGTCTAATGAATCAGATTGGTATAAACAAATGGTATCATATAATGATAAAACAACAAATGGACGTGTTGACAATTCATTTTATGTTTTTATTAGTTCTAATCCAAATATTACATATGATATTGTTCGAGCCAATCCAGATAAGCCGTGGAACTATGATTGTCTAAGTCGTAATCCAAATATTACCTGGGATATAGTATTAGCTAATCCAGATATACCATGGAACTATAGTGCTCTAAGTGGAAATCCAAATATTACCTGGGATATAGTATTAGCTAATCCAGATAACCCATGGAATTACTATCCTCTAAGTGGAAATCCAAATATCACCTGGGATATTGTTTCAGCAAATCCCGACAAGGATTGGTACTACTATGCGCTATCAAAAAATCCGAATATCACCTTGGATATAGTATTAGCTAATTTTAATAAACCTTGGAAATATGATGCACTAAGTGAAAATCCAAATGTTACCTGGGATATTGTTCTAGCCAATCCAGATAAGCCATGGAACTATTCTAATCTTAGCAAAAATCCTAATATTACTTTGGATATTGTTCTAGACAATCCGGATAAACCTTGGGATTATGGACTTCTTAGTCAAAATCCTAATATTACTTGGGATATTGTTCTAGCCAATCCAGATAAGCCATGGAACTATTCTAATATTAGCAAAAATCCGAATATTACTTGGAAAATTGTTCTAGACAATCCGGATAAACCTTGGGATAGATTGTCGTTAGCTGGAAATGCAATGGATAAAGATCCATTTTTTAATCGTTCTATACCTGCACTTAAAGGTGGCAAACGTAACACTAAAAATCGAAAATCAACCCGTAGACGAACACGTAAAACAAAACGTAAACCATCCCGTAGAATAATGCGAAAAATAAAACGTAATAAATTCCATTAGTTCATTATTATAAAACAAGTGACCTATAATAATGATTTATTGGGTGGCGGAATATTATATATTATAAAAAAGGACTTAAAGACTATTTTACATATTTATGTTAAAATCCCCCAGGGACATGTACCAGATTTAACCCTATTCCTAGCCCCGCACCTGATCTAGCAGACACACCCATAGAAGGAATATAGGTATCCAATATAGCGAATGTGGCTGCGGCAGTTAACGCAAGTAATGCGATTTCTTCAAGATTTAGCGACCTTTTGGGGATAGCAAATGCAGCAATCGCTACCATTAAGCCTTCAACTAAATACTTAACAATACGTTTAATAAGTTCGGTAACATCAAACATATCCATCATTATATAAATTAAAAAGAAAAAAATATATATTATTTAGTAAATTAAAACTTAAACCTAAGAATTTACTAAATATTATAATGAGTAGAACAAATAATAAAAAGGGCTTTGAACGAAAACTAAAAAAAGACGGATCAACTAACAAAAAATATGTTGATTTGTTAGAAGTAGACAAGTCTATTGCAGGACAATCGTTTGGCTGTTTTTCATTTATTTCGCCTGAACCTATTCTAAAACAACGTGAAACATATTATTTTGAAGAATTTTTAAAGCAATGGGAAATGAACAAATCTATGGAAAAGTTTCATCAATTTTTGAACTTTTTATCATTTAAATACAAATTACAGTTTGAGGATGTGATGAAGGATTTCGAAGCCTTTGTTAAAGAAGAACGAGATCTTATTGTTAGTTCATCCATTGAGAATGACTACAAGACATTCCTTGACAACAAAGAAGAGGAACTTGAAAAGACTTTTAATGTCAAACATAACTTTCAAACATCCGTTAGAGGATTTAAAGCCCGTGGTAATTTTTCATCTCAAGAAGAAGCCGAATTGCGCGCCAAGATATTAAGAGAAACTGACCCAAATTTTGATATTTTCGTTGGACCAATTGGCGTGTGGATGCCTTGGGAACCCGAAGCATACAAAACTGGACGCGTTGAATATATGGAGGAAGAATTGAACCAACTGGCACACGAGAAGAAGAAAAATGAAGAGATTGCTAAATCCACATTTGAACAACGCGTTAAGGATTCGAAACAACACGCTATAGATGAAAACAAGAAAAATGCCGAAAAGCACGGCAATATGCTAACACAGGATATTGATAAGGAAGGCAATTTGGTCGGATTAGGTAATACAAGCATAGAGCAAACAATCCCTAATGACAATATATCGGCTGCCGATATTAGGAGCGAATTATTTGACGGCAACAATATTGTAGTTGGTAAAACCGATTATGGACAAAGTCAGCTAAAATCGGGACCGTTCGCTAACAACCCTAATTAGTATTTGAATATGCGTTGGCGTTAGCCTTAAGTATTTGTATGTTAATTTATAGTTTTTTAAACTTGAAAACTATAAAATTGAAACTATAAATTACATTTGTTGCAGTAATAAGATAAACATAATGCTGTTATTACAATATATGCTTTTTATAAATCTAAAAATATTCATAACAAATTACATAATAATGGTAATATATAATAATGAAAATTGAAACTATTTGACTAATGTTTGCTTATACCTTTTTACACCTTTTCTCATTTCAAACGCCGATTTGTAAACATTAAATAATATAAAAACAACTTAAAGACATATTAACAAATTTAATTGGTTGTGTAGCTCAGCGTGATAGAGCATATTTATACTAATAATAAGGTCGTAGGTTTAACCCCTACCACAACCAATATATAATAAATTATTAAATACTTTATTATAACCAGTTTATATGGGCGTTTGAAATGAGAAAAGGTGTAAAAAGTATTTATTTGGTTATACCTTTCCTAAAGGTATATTTCCTAAAGGTATATTCTAAAGGTATATTCTAAAGGTATATTCTAAAGGTATATTCTAAAGGTATAGTATATATGGGTAAATATAGTATTTTAGCAACCACATCGCTTATGTTTAATGTAATTTCCTTTTTTTCGTTAGTGTTCAACATTTATAAAACCAACAACGTAAGTAGTTTTAATTGGTTTTATCTTATTGGAAACACCTTGGCACAAATATTACTTATTATTTATGGCATAGTTAACAATGCGCCTGAAATATACGGTCCCACATTGTTATTGTTTGTGGGTCTATTATACATCGTATATGTTAAAATCGCAAAATAAAGAAAAATCATCTTATGTTTCTTTGGTAGAATAATAATAATCATTAAAGATGGTCTTATTTTTAACACTTCTAGACATTTTCGCAGCCGACATATTTTCTGTTTCGGCTGCCTTTGCAATGGTAGACCATGATGCTAATACTACTCCAGTCGTTACTTCAACCTTGTTAACCATTTTACCAGTAGACGACGTTGTTTTATACTTATGTTCGTCTTGTTTTAGAGAAATACCATAATAGCCTTCGTTAGAACCTTGGTCTGTCCACACTGTTGCTTTTAACACATATTCGCACTCATTCAAATACTTGTTAAGGTCAGCCATATCATTATCTGAACAATTTTTATCTAAACTTTTTTTCCAACGCTGATATTCACTTAACAATACTGAATTTAATATCTTCCCATTTGGTGCAAAGTTGCACACTTGGAATAAAAACCTTTCAACATCATTACCTACATATTTGTTGGCATATTTTACAGGTATTAATTTTACACCAATATATCCATGCACTATTTGGTCTTTATCTTGTCTAGAAATTCTTGCTGGCTTAAATCGTGTATCTAAATAATTTTTGAATGCTTGAAATGTTTCTTTTTTTGGTTTAACTTTGCTCCAAATACGATATGCCCCTTCCATATTTGTTGAACTTTCGTCCACGTCATTTCTTACTATACATGACGAGGCTATAAATTGATTAAATTTGCTTGTTAGTTCATCTTCAGGTAGTAGACTATTTTGATAAACTGATTGATTATCTGCGTTAAATGCATTTAATTTATCTGTTTGTGTTTTCAATGTTTCTTTTAAATTATGTATTTCCAAAGTTTGTTCATTAATCAATGTCTTTTGTTGCTCCAGTTGATATTTGAGTTCCGATAGTTCGGATGTTAGTGCATCATTTTGCGCAAGCAATTTATTGAAATTATCAATGCCATATGTTTTAGATTGTATGATTTCGTTAATGTATTTTGTCAATGCGTTAATCGTAAAATTGGTTGTATTATAGGCAATTATTTCTG